CATGATCGGCGGCACCACCCTGGCCGCGCTTACGAAACACGGCGGCAACCCCGCGTTTCTCACCGACATCGTGGCAAAGCGCGCCAAAGTTGTGAAGGACGAGAACGGCAAGTACAGTGTTCGCATCATGGACGATGCGGGTTCACCGCGCTCGGACGGGGCTGGCGGCTGGCTCAACATCGACGGCTACGTCGCCGAATTGAAAGGCAACGCGACTTACGGCGCAGCGTTCGCCAGCGAGACCAAGAGCGGCACCGGAGTCAAGCCGGGTGCGAGCCAGCAGACCCAGCAGAAGAAGCCGGGCGAAGAGAAGACGGCCAACGAGAAGATCGCAGCCGGTCTCGCGAAGGTGGGCAACTACCAACGCGGTGCCGCATAAAGTCCGGTTTATTTCGAGATTGAATCGAGGGCTCCGTATAAAACCGGAGCCCTTTCGATTCGTGATGGGTTGACTTTCCAGTTTCCGTCTGCTATGTCTCGCAATCGAAGGCGACTTCGTTCCGAGGACAGGTCCTCGTTGAGTGAAGTCGAGGTAAGACTTCTCCGGGTGATCCGGGGCTGTCAGGAAGGCGGTGGGATACCGCGCCTCTCTGCCAAACCCAGGTTTTGTCACCGCGCCACAGGCGCATCAACCGGAGGCTCCTCCCATGCCCACAGTCACCCTTGCAGAATCCGCAAAGCTCGCACAGAACGAACTCGTTGCTGGCGTGATCGAGAACATCATCACGGTGAACCGCTTCTATCAGGTTCTCCCGTTCGATGGCATTGAGGGCAACGCCCTCGCGTACAACCGTGAAAACGCACTCGGCCCGGTCGCAACGGTCGGCGTGGGTGACACGGACGGCGACATCGGCGCAGGCGCAACGACTGGCAACAACCAGACCGAGCGTCAGGCTGCGAAGGACGCCGCAACCTTCACGCAGGTTACCAGCACCCTGACGACCATCATGGGTGACGCGGAAGTCAACGGCCTCATCCAGGCGACTCGTTCGGGCGACGGCAACAACCAGACCGCCGTTCAGATCGCATCGAAGTCCAAGAGCGCTGGCCGCAAGTACCAGGACCTCCTCATCAACGGTGACGGCACGAACTACACGTTCGCCGGTCTCATCGCGCTGTGCGCGGCGGGGCAGACCATCGACACTGGCGTGGACGGTTCCGCGCTCTCGTTCGAACTCATGGACGAGACCATGGACGCCGTTATCGACAAGGACGGCGAGGTGGACTACCTCACGATGAACCAGCGCGACATCCGCAGCATGAACAAGCTGCTGCGCGATCTCGGCGGCACGTCGGCGATGGACGCAATCCAGTTGCCGAGCGGCGCAGAGGTTCCGGCTTACCGTGGAACGCCTGTGTTCCGTAACGACTACATCCCCATCGACCAGGATCAGGGCACGAGCGTGGGCGTATGCTCCACGATCTTCGCCGGAACGCTTGACGACGGCTCGCGCCAGCACGGCATCGCCGGACTGACGGCCAGCCAGCAGGCCGGTGTCCACGTCGTCGATGTCGGCGAGTCCGAGACGAAGGACGAGCGCATCTGGCGTGTGAAGTGGTACGCCGGGCTCGCGCTGTTCAGCGAAAAGGGCCTCGCAATGGCTCCGGGTATCAAGGTCCCGGTCTAAGACCTGAAATGAGCGAGGGCCGGGTTTACAAGACCCGGCCCTTCCTCTATCCTCCAATCTCAAGTTTATCGGGAGGCCACCCATGGCTGCGACTCCGTACCTCATTCAAATGCCTTCGCTCGACTCTTGGCCCGCTCGTGCGCTCAAGAACGGTGTGTCGGCAATGGCGATCAACGCTGAAGCAACTGCCGACGTGAAGGCGATGGCGAAGGCGGCGAACGATGGTCCGGGCGCTGCACAGTGGGACAACGCCACCGTCACTGCTATCGCGGCTGCCGCCGATCTGAACGGATGGGGCCTGCGTCTCAAGATTTCGAGCCCGACTGGAAACGTCATCTTCGACGAGACTGTTGAAGCTGCTGGCGCTGCTGTCGGCATCACGGCAGCGACGGGAATCCTCACGCTCGCTGGTATCCCGGCGGACGGAGACACGGTTACCATCGGCTCCACGGTCTACACCTGGGAGACCGGTGCAGTTGACGCGGCCTTCAAGGTGAAGGCTGAAACCAGCGCCGCAGTCAGCCTTGTACATCTCGTGAAGGCGATCAATCTTACCGGCGTCGAAGGCACCGACTACGGTGCGGGCACCACGATCCACCCGACTGTCAGCGCGGCTGACGGCGCGGGCGACACTGTGGACCTCACGGCCAAGACACTCGGCACGGCGGGCAACTCGATTGCCACGACCGAGGTTGGCGCGAACACCTCGTTCGGCGCGGCCACGCTTACCGGTGGTGCTGATGGCACGGACGTTCTTTCTTCCCTCGCTTCGCTCATGATGACCGCCCTCAACGCGACCGCCGACATCGCGGGCGCAGCGTTCACGTCCTCGACGAACGTCCTCACCGTGGCCGCTGCGAGCGATGTGCTCGGCGACCACCTCGTCGAAGCGATCATGGTTCCGCCGGATGCCGAGGAGAATGATGTCGGCGTGCCCGGCTTCGTGACTTCCATCACCGATGGTGGTCTCGCGTCGGCTGCGTTGTCGGTTGACTTCGCCGCCGACAACTATGCCGTTCCCAAGGTCTTCGCGCTTCTCGGCGCGGCAACGTAAACAGGAGGCAACCATGCCCGCATACGCAGTGACTTTTGACGAGGCCGAGTTCTCCGGCGTGGGTTCGCGCAATGGCGTGCGTGGTGCTGTCGTATTTGCGGCAGACGCCAATGACGCCAAGGCGCTCCTCAAGGCGCAGGGTGCAGCGGACATCGACGCGGCCTGGGATGGCGCGACCTACACGGAAATCGCGGCAGGGGCAAACTTCGTCGGCTGGACGCTGCGTGTTGCCGTGACGCACCCGACCACGCACGCCGAAGTCTACGACATCGAAGTCGTGGGCGCAGGCGCGAACGACACCGTGGACGAGATCGCCGCCCTCATGGTCACGGCTCTCGAAGCTGCCGGTGCTGCATTGCTCACGCCGTCCTATGACGCCGGAACGAACATCCTCACCGTGGCCGCGATTGGTGACGCCATTGGCGACCACAACCTCCAGGCATTTTGGTACCCGCCGCAGGACGCCGTGAACGAGCGGCGCATTTCGGTGCCGGGCTTCATCGGCGCAATTGTGGATGCCGGAGTCGCGGCTGCGGTTCTGACGGTTACCCTCGGTGCCGACGCGAAGACGGTCCCGGCAGTCACCACGATGTTCAAAGGGGAGTAATATTCACTGCACAGTGAATTTCAGCGGGCGCTGAAAAGGGAGGAATGAATGAAATTGACAGTTGTGCTGTCCGGCCCTCGGGCTGGATTTACCGGGACGCTCAAGCGTCATAACTTCGTCAAAGGGGAGACCGTCATCGAAGGAACTCCCCAGCAGGTTGAGGCCGCAGCGCGGTACTTGGCCAGAACGCATCAAGCCTTCCCGGCGGGCTCCGCCGAGTTGAAGGCGCGGATGAAAGGGAAAGCTAATGGGGTTCAGCATCTCGTTTCGGCAACTGGCCAACCGGGGAATCCAAACGGTGTACAAGGTCACGTCGATGGACAGACCGGGCCGATTCAAGCCCAAGGAGATGTTCAACGCGATGGACATGATTCCGGACAAGCCCCCGCAGGGCGAGAGGGGCTGGGTGCCGGTGGGAGTGGACAGTCGGACTCCGGGCTTCACCCGGACAAAGTAAAGGCGATCCGGAAAGCGATCCGCGATCTCGACCCGAAGGTCGATGAGCACTGGAGCGACGAAGGCTTGCCCTCCATCGAAGTGGTCTCGGCGGTGACCAACGACAAGAACGTGACGCGCCGGATGATCGAAGTGGTGGAGCCGAAGTTCAATCGTGAAGCTGCCAAGGAGGCGGCGGAACTGTAAGGTTGCCTTGCACGGAAGTGCAGCGTATATTCAACCGGTGCCAATCAATAGGAGATCGACATGGCCGAAGCCCTCTACCTCATTTCCAAGGACCGCCTCGGCGGAGCCGAAACCTTCCTGAACGGCGTGAACGCTGTCATCATCAATGCGGACGACGGCGCGACTGCTGCGGTCCGCAAGGCTGCGGCTGCTGCCGCCGCTTCGACGCACTTCGGCGTGACCTTCCCGGCCACGTACTTCGACACCGAGCAGCTTATCACTGCGGCGTCGGGCGTGCTGAACGACGCGGGTGACGCTTATATCCTCCTCACGAGCGAGGGCACCGCGAAGGCGAAGGTTGAAGGCGCGTAATCCATGGCTCGGATGCGTATCCCGAGAACGAAGGCTGGCAAGCGGGCTAAGGTTCGCAAAGTTATGCACGAGTTCAAAGCGGGTGCGCTCCACTCCGGCTCCAAACGTGGTCCCCGCGTGCGGAGCCGGAAACAGGCCATCGCAATCGCTCTCAGTGAAGCCGGGATGGCTCGCCGCAAGCGTCGGTCACGTAAACGCTATTAACAGGAGAGTAACATGGCCTTGAACCTCAAGTATTCCGCGCTTCTGCGCAATGCGAAGCTCGACGCGATCACGACTCAGATCGGTACCTCGGCGCTCATCCGCATCTACGACGGCTCGCAGCCTGCAACCCCCGAGACCGCGATTGGAGCCCAGGTCCTTCTGGCCGAACTCACCGGTAACGCTTCGGCGTTCGCGGCGGCGGCTTCCGCTGGCGTGCTCACGGCCAACGCGATCACGCAGGACTCTTCGGCGAACAACACCGGCACGGCGGCGTGGTTCCGCATTCTCACCAGCGGCGCGGTAGCGAAGATCGACGGCACGGTTGGCTTGTCCGGCACGGACATGATTATCAACAACACGTCCATCGCTGCCGGTCAAGTCGTGTCCTGTTCGTCTCTGACGATCACCAACGGCAACGCTTAAAGCGAAGGTCGCGACGAGTAGCCCCATCGCTCGTCGCGATCATACGGCGGTGACTCATGGCTGTTGGACACGATGCCGTAAGTGAAAGCCATACCGGCACAACCGGCTCCGCTAGCCAAGCATCTTTCACTTGGAATCACACGCCTGTGGGTACCCCGCGCGGCGTGTTGGTCTACACCTTCGTCAATGCAAATGCAGACAACGCTCTGTCTGTAACTTACGGCGGCGTGTCGATGACGGCTGTCCCCGGAGGGCGTGCAGTTGACACCGCTGTTGAGGCTGGGGACTGCAAAGCGTGGTTCTTGGGGTCAAACATTCCTACCGGTGTCCAAGCGGTCGTCGTAAACCGCACCAACAATGCCAACGTCATGTACGCCATCGCTGTCACTCAGACGGCTGGGTTCGACACTGAAGCTACAGGCGTGGTATTGCAGCAGGAAGACCAAGCTCCTGCGCAGGCGAATGTAGACGACGGTTCTGTGTCAGGCACGAATAGCGTTCGTTACGCTGCGGGTAACTACGGTGGGTCCGGCCTTCCTGGTATCGGTGCTAACAGCACGTCCATGATTGGCATTGACTTCGGCACAAGAACTATTGGAAGCGTTCGTGAAACAACAGCCGGTACGGGTTCGCGACCGGTTGGGTTCGCGGCGGCTTCAGAAGACTGGGCTTGCGTTCTCCTGGCCGTCAGAGAGCAGGTTATCACGCTCAGCATGGCGACTACGGAAGCGGGCGACACGATGTCGGCAGCAGCAGAAGTCGCTATCGACAACACCGCTGCCCTCGCGGAAGCCAACGACACGATGTCGGCCTCGGCAGAAGTGGCTATCGACAACACCGCTGCCCTCGCCGAAGCTAACGATACGATGTCGGCTTCTGTCGAAGTTGAGGAAGGTGGCATCACCACGTCCGCTGCGCTCGCAGAAGCGGACGACACGATGTCGGCCTCGGCAGAAGTCGCTATCGACAACAACGCTGCGCTCGCCGAAGCTAACGATACGATGTCGGCCTCGGCAGAAGTCGCTATCGACAGCACCGCTGCGCTCGCCGAAGCTAACGACACGATGTCGGCCTCGGCAGAAGTCGCTATCGACAGCACCGCTGCGCTCGCCGAAGCTAACGACACGATGTCGGCCTCGGCAGAAGTGGTTATCGACTCGACTGCCGCACTCGCGGAAGATAACGACACGATGTCGGCCTCGGTTGGCGTGGAGATCGTGGTGAGCGCCGCTCTCATTGAAGCGGACGATGGAATCCTTGTGCAAGCCGCAGTGGGTGATGTGGCGACGTTTTCGGGAGCGCTCGCGGAAGACAACGACACGATGTCCGCTTCGGCTGCCGTTGCTATCGACTCTACTGCTGCGCTCGCGGAAGACAACGACACAATGTCCGCTTCGGCTGCCGTTGCTATCGACTCTACTGCCGCACTCGCGGAAGATAACGACACGATGTTGGCCTCGGTGGGTACCGAGGTCACTACATCCGGAGCGCTCGCTGAGTCGAACGACACGATGTCGGCCAACGCCTTCACCGGCTCCGGAGACGCGCTGTCTGGCGCTTTGGTTGAGACCGGAGATACGATGTCGGCGGTCATCTTCCAGTTCACGGTTTCCCAAGGGATCAAGCTGCCCACGACAGATTCCGAATCTGATTGGAATGTAGTCGTGCCGGGCGGCAGAGACTTCGGCGTGAAAGCGGCGTAGGGTTGAGGATTTAATACCGGCGTGGTAGTCATATAGGCTGATTTCCAGAGAGCGCGACCATGCACCAGTTGCCCGATCTTCACCCGATGATTGCCGTTTCGCAGAGTAAGACCCTCGCCGTGGATTTCGGGGGTGTTCTGCCGAGCGGAGTGACACTCGTGGTAGTGCCTTCGGCCCCCACGATCACCCTCACAACGGATAACGGCACCGACGCCACTCCGCAGGATCGGCTCACGGTGGGTCCGTCCATCGGGACCCTCAGTGTTGCTGACGGCGGAACCGGAGTCGCGAACGCGGCGCTGTTCTTCCAGTTGTCCGCTCTCGTGCTCGGGGCCTCGTATCTCCTGGTGTATTCGTCCTATGCGAGCAACGGCGACCGGATCGCAGCGTTCAACCATATTCGCGCAGTAGGACCGGCGTCAGTCACGCTCGTGGCCGAAGACGGCTCTGGCGATCCCACCGCGAACTCGTACATTGATGTCGCATTCGCTGACACGTACCACTCCAATCGCGGGAACGAATACTGGATGGCGCTGTCGCTCAACAACAAGAAGGCGTGCCTCATTCGCGCGACCGACTACATCGACAAGCGCTTCGGCGACCGCTTCCGTGGCTTCCGGATGCAGAAGGACCAAGCGCTCGCATGGCCGCGTCTGTCGGCGTTCGATGACGACGACTTCACTCTGGATGATGTCCCGACTGGTCTCCAGAAGGCCACGGCGGAGTATGGCTTGCGCGCCGCTATCTACAACGTGCTCGCGCCGGACCCGGTGCGGACGACGCCGAGCCAGGACATGAGCGACGAGGACACTCCCAACGAATCGAGCGCCGAGCTTATCGTCGGGCCGCTCAAGTCCAAGACGGAGAAGGTCGGGCCGATTCAGAAGTCCGTGACCTACGAGGGCGTGTCGCAGCTTACGCAAGCGAACCAGCGCAGCACTCGCGCCGGTCAATCCACCACCCTGAACGACATCTACATTCCCCAGTATCCGGAAGCGGACCTCCTCATTGAACGTCTTCTCGACAATGAGACCTCGACCAGACTGGAGCGTGCGTAATGGCTTTCGATTACGCTGGACTGGCTTTGATGGCTCAGCAGCTTATCGCGGACGCTGGGCGCGAAGTCACGTTCGCGCTCAAGTCGCGCACTCCGGCTGACACCAACAAGCCATGGCGCGGCGGCGACCCTGTGGCCGCTACAGAGTTCTCCGGCATCCCGGCTGCCATCGTACCGATTGAGTTCGTGGATCAAGAGAAGCAAGTCCTGAAGCGTCAGGCAGCGGCGACGTTGTACGTCTCGGCTCTGGAGTTCCCGGATTCGTTGGACGTGAAGCAATTGGATACCGTCGATGACGGCCTGTGGACGTGGCGAGTGATCTCCGCACGCCCGATCATGCCGGGTGCAGTTCCGGTCATCTACGAGATGCTCCTGGAGGGGTAACATGCCGGTCGATAATGTTGCCGAAGCTCGCGATTTCGTCATGGAGATCGTGAATACTGCATGGGCCGCGTCGGCAGAGCCCGCTGGCTATCCCGCCGCCTATGGAGCGTGGCCCCCGCCGCTGTTCTTTCAGGACGTGCCGGATGACGTGCCGAATGGGACTCCTTATGCGCTCGCGTCCATCCAGCACCGTGGCGGTGGGCCGGTAGCCATCGGAGACGCTGGACTTCGGCGCTTTCGGGCCGAAGGGACGATCACGGTGACCGTATGGGCTCCCCATGGCGATGGGTTGACAACTTCGGACCATCTCGTCACAATCGCGCAGGATGCCCTCGAAGCTCGTCACACTCCGGACAAAGTGTATTTCCGTCATGTCCGCGTTGTCGATGATGGCCGAGACGGAGCGAACAGCAAGGTTCGGGTCGTTGCCGATATTGACTACGACCGGGTGAAGTAACGGAGGCCGCAATGGCAGAAGTTGAAAAAATTGACTCCAATAGCACTGGCCTTCGTTTCTGCGAAGAAGAGTCCATGGGAGTGCTTCCCGCTGCGGCAGACCAAGTTTGGTATCCGCTTGAGCCGAACAGCTACTCGGACTTCGGCGGTGAGGTAACGACTCTCGCACGGCGTCCGATCAATGCGAGCCGCCAGAACCAGAAGGGCGTCGTAGTTGACCTCGACGCGAGCGGCGGTCTCAATCAGGACCTCACGCAGAACAACACCACGCGCCTGGAGCGCGGGTTCTTCTTCGCGGACATTCGCGAAATGTTCGACACGCAATCCATCGACAGCGCAGTGAGCGACGTTGACTCGGCGCTCGCCGCCGACGACACATACAACCTGTTCAACGGAGACGATCTCGCAGCGCCGAAGATTCAGGCGCAGTCCCTCGTCCTCGCTTCCGGCTTTGACACCGCTGCGAACAATGGTGTCTACGTGGTCAACAGCATCGCCCGCGTTCGGGCCATCGGCACTCTCACGGCGGCAGCCAACGTCAGCGATGGTGACACGGTGACCATCGGGACGACCGTCTACTCCTTCGAGACCGGCGCGCTTGACGCGGCTTACAAGGTGCTCGTAGGCGCGACGGCTTCCGACAGCTTGGATAATCTCATCGCGGCGATCAATGGCGCAGCGGGTTCGGGCACGCTGTACGCAACCGGCACGGTTGCACACACTCTCGTGACGGCGGCTGCCGGAGCGGGCGACACGATGGACGTGACGGCCATCAGCTACGGCACGGGCGGCAATGCCATCGCCACGACTGAAGTTGCGGCGCAACTTTCGTGGGGCGGTGCAACGCTTACCGGCGGATCGGCTGCCATCGACGTAGACGCGAGCTTGACGGATGAACTCGCTCCGACTTCGGCTGCCCGCGTTCAGGTGGTCGGCTATGAGTTCGCAGTTGGCACTCTCGACGTGAGCATGGCTTCCACGCTTCCGCGCCTCGTGCGCGCGAGCGGTGCTGTGGATTTCACGACCCTTGGACTCGTGGCCGGGCAGTTCATCTTCATCGGTGGTGATGCCGCTGACGAGCAGTTCGTAACCGACGCCAACAATGGGTGGGCTCGTATCCACTCGCTTGCGGCGGCTTACATCGAACTCGACAAGACGACGAGCACGATGGTCGCCGAAGTCGGTGCTGCCCTGACGATCCGCATCTTCCACAGCAAGGTCCTCAAGAACGAGACCGCCGAAAGCGATCTCATCGTGGCTCACTCGTTCCAGTTCGAGCGTTCGCTGGACAAGAAGGACACGGCGATTGCGGGCAAGCAAGGTGAATATCTCGTCGGCGGCTACATGAACGAATACACGATGAACACCAAGCAGGCCGACAAGCTCAACGTGGACATGACCATCGTCGCCATCGACAACGAACAGCGCACGCAGGCGCAGGGGCTCAAGTCGGCCACCGCTCCGGCTACCGCTGCAACGCTGGTGTCGGAAGACGCCTTCAACACGACCTCGCATGTTGCGCGCCTCCGCATGACGGTCCTCGACCCGGCGGACGCCAACCCGACGCCGCTGTGGGGCTTCTGCACGGAGTTCACGATCACGATCAACAACAACGTGACGCCCGCAAAGGCTGTCTCGCGTCTCGGCGCATTCGCCGTGACGGCTGGGCAGTTCGATGTCGGCGGCGACATCACCGCCTACTTCTCGGACGTGGCGGCAGTGTCGGCGGTTCGCGCCAACGAGGACGTGTCCTTCGACGCGATCTTCGCCCGTGACAACTACGGCGTGGCCTACGACGTGCCGCTCTGCGCTCTCGGTGACGCTCGCCTCAACGTCGAGCAGGACGCGCCCATCATGCTGCCGCTCTCGATGAGCGCCGCTGAGGACCGCACGTTCCACCACACGCTGCTGAAGACGTTTTTCAACTACCTGCCGGACTTGGCGATGCCGTCCAGCGGATAATTCGGGGTTAACGACGCCGCCCGGCGGATAATTCGGGCTTAACCAGGAGGAAGTGCATGAGTGATGTGAATGGCAGCGTCCTTGCTATGTTCGCAACGAACAAGGACGCGGAGAAGAAGGGGAAGTGGATTGAGGTAGGACCGGCCAGCTTTTTGATTGCGCGTGCCGGTGGCTCCAACACGAAGTTCGAGCGGGCAGTATCCGCCGTCCTTCGCCCGCATCAACGCCGCATTCAGAACGGCATGATGAGCAACGCCGAAGCGGAGAAGCTCTCCATCGAGCCCTTCGCTGAAACCGTGCTCCTCGACTGGAAGAACGTCCGGGCTGCGGTCCAGGACGAGACCAACGAGTGGGTTGTCGGTGAGCCGATCCCGTTCTCGAAAGAGAAGGCCGTGAAGGTCCTCGACGAGAACCGTGACTTGTTCCGGTATCTGTTGGAAGAGTCCCAGCGGCTCGCCAACTTTGCGCCGGAGTTCGTGGCGGACGCCTCGGGAAACTGACATCGGTCCTCCTCTACGAGTTGGAGCAGGGACCGACCGAACAATTCATCATCGACCAAGCCCGGAAAAATCGGGCTCCGATTCCGGATAGGATTGCGAATGCCCCGGTGCTTCAACCGGGGCTCGCATTCTACTACCGGGCCTTCCTCGCGCTCTCATCGTGCCGTCCTATCGGCATGGCCGAGGGTCGCATTCCGTGGACTGCTGTGAACGACTACGCCGTCCGGTATGGCTTGGACGAGGAGGAGCTTGACATCCTCTGGACCCTAGTCTGTGAGATGGATACCGTGTATATTCGCCATCAGCAGAAACGGGCTAAGATCGCACCCTCGAAGGGGAAACCGACTTCGGACAGTTCGAAGACGGACTCCAAGCCGGGTCCGCGCATCATTCGCCCACCACGGAAGAAGACCCGGTGATGGCACAGCCCTTCGAAAATCTTCCTCTCATTTTGTCGCGCCGCCAGCAGGAGATGATCCGGCTGGTGAACGGCATTGTGCAGAAGGCTGCCTTCGAAGGCGGAGCGTATCTCGTGCGCGAGACTCCGGTGAAGCGCGGCATTGCGCGCTCGAACTGGGTGGCCAGCCTGGACCAGCGGTTCAGCGCGGTTCTCCCGGCCTACAGCCCGTATCCGGCTCTCGACAATCGTCCGGCCCCGATCTCCATGAAGTTCGAGTCTGCGAACGCCCTGGCGGCTGTGGCGCAGCATACGGCGACGACTGCGCGGTTCGACTCGCGCCGGAATCGCACCGTGTTCATCCAAAATAACGCAGACCACATTGCCGATCTCAACCGGGGGCGCTCGCAGCAGAGCGCTGCCGGGTGGTTCGACAAGTGCGCTAATGTCGCGAAGGCGGGCATTCAGGGCATGTGGAGATTGAAGAAGTAAGACCATGGCAACAGAAGTCTTGGAACTCGTAATCGTCACGCGCGGCGCAGGTCCCGCCGCCGGACAGATTAACCAGATCACGCGGTCGGCGAACGTCGGGGCGACTGCGCTGCGCTTTCTGCGTAACGCCCTCGTCGTGTTCTCGGCCATCCGCGCTTTCTCCGGCATCACCGCGCTCGTGGACTCCTTCACGGAGA